TAGACGGTATAACGCTACTAGACTCGAAGAGTAAAAGTACTGATTCAGAACGTAAGTTTTTATCTCGATACGTTGAGAAGATGGACAACCTGCCGTCTGCCCTTAACATGATAGGGTACTATCTAAACTCGCCAGAAAAACAAGTGCAGGGTGGCAAGGGTCAAAACGTGGGTATGTTGCAGGGTTTAGGCTCTACATCAGCTAAATCTGCCCTCAAGGCACTAGAGAAGAACGGACTAACTAAAGCCGCTGATTTCGTGAAGTCACGGGCCGAACACTATTCTAAAACAGTGCATGACCTATCAGACAGTGACCTTAACAGCGCCGCACAGGCAGCCGCTAGTGCTAACTACTATAAAGACCTAGTAGCGTCAGCAAAGCAAGCGCAGATGCTTGAAGAGGCAATAAATACCAACGCTGATAGAGTGAAGCAAAAAGAAGAAGCTAAAGTAACAGAGCTAATAGAAACGATATCTAATATGGGTGGGGACACTAGCGGCAAGTTGCCCTTATCTACCGACGCTGTGCTTACCTCAGCACTACCACTAAGCCCAGAAATAGAGCGCTTAATCGAGGCCAATGACTTAGGCGGGGCGTTAGACATGCTAATGAATAGTATAACTAACCCGACTGTCAAACGTCTAATCCAGATTACATTGGATAACCTAGGTGCTACTAACGTCGTTATCGTCAAGAACTTACGCGCTGATGATGGTAGGCCAGCCGCAGGTTTATTCGACCCTTCAAACAACACTATATTCCTAGACGCTGACGCTGGTATGAATATACACACACTACTGCACGAGTTAGGACACGCAGTTACTAGTGCTCAGATAGCCGACCCTAAAAATGCCACCGCTAAGCAAGTAAGGACCCTGTTTGAAGGGGTTAAAGACAAGATTTCAACTGCGTACGGTTCAACTAACCCTGACGAATTTGTCGCGGAGTATTTTGGCAACAGTAAGTTTAGGCAGGAGCTAGCTAGAATAAAGCCAGACGGTAGTAGTGTGCCTGCCTTACGTACTATGGCTAATATCGTGGCTAATATGTTCCGTAGGATGTTTGGTATAGACCCTAAAGCTCCTAGCGGCAGTGCTGCGTCACAGCTTGATAAGTTACTGCAGTCGTTAGTGTCTAAAGCGCCTAACAGACGTGAAGCCAACCAACTACTTTTAGAATCTAGTACCCCTGAAGCGGTAATGAAGCGGGTATCGGAAGTTGTACGCGAGGGTTTGGGTAAGCGGAAAGATACAGGATTAGTAGACGGCGCCGCTTCTTTCCTAGGCACTACAATACCAGAAAAGGTTAAGAAGGTTTTCTTACGCCTAATGCAGTTGCAAGGGCTACGCGAGATTTCGGAGAGGTACGGTTTTGGTGACTTAGTATCTAGGCTAAACAGGTCTTTTGACGTCATGCGTCAGAACATGCAGAAGTCAGACCAGAACGTGCGTAACACACTCATAGCGAATAATAAGTTATGGCAGGAGATGAGCCTCGCGCAACAAGAGATGTTCAACACCTTAATCTATAACGAAGAGATTGGTTCTACAATACAGCAGGTTGACCCTATGTTGTCGAGAGCCGATGCTAAAAAGTTCTACAGTAAGCAGCCTGCCAAGTTTAAGATTTGGGAAGAGCAACAGTTACTATTTAATCATAGAGATGGTATCGGCGCCGACGGTAGGAAGTTGTATAAAGACATGAGCCACTACTACAAGAGCATGTACAATAAGTTAAAAGATGCTATCGAGAGTCGCATTAACGACACTGAAGGCACTGACGCGACTAAGAAAGCTGCTAAAGATAAAATTTTCGGCAAGCTACTTGCTATGGGCGAGCTACAGGTATACTTCCCTCTAGTACGTCAAGGTAACTTCTTGCTAGAGTACCAAGCTAAAGATGGTAACTTATACATCGAACGATTCCGCAGTGCGGGCGAGCGTAGGGCGGCAGAAGCTGAGATTAGGGATAACCCGCAGGTTAAACAAGATTCTATTTTCATGCGTGATGGCGACCTAGAAAAAGGCAGTTTGGGTAATATACCCGCTACGTCGTTTGTAGCTGGCGTAATAGAAACCCTGCAGGCTAACAAAGTGGCTGAAGACGTGCAAGTTCAGATACTTAACATGTTCGTTGATTCCCTACCAGAAAGTAGTTTTGCTAAGTCTTTGCGCGGACGTAAAGGCACTCCCGGCTATATGAAAGATGCAATGTATGCGTTTGAGATTAAAGCCTTTAGCTTGGGTCGCCAAACTGAGCGCCTAAACTCGACCAGAGAAATACTGTCCATACGTGACGACCTCAATGAAAAAGCAGCGATACTACGTAGGTCACCTGCTAACAACGTAGGTAAATACAAAAACAAAGCAATCGACACTACGGCGGCCGCGTTTAGACCTAGTGTGGAGGCTATTAGCGCCGAGCTAAACAGGCGAGTAGAGTTCGCGCTTAACGGTGCCGATAACAAGGGTATAGAAAAATACGTTAAAGGTATTAACCAAATCAGCTTCTTGTATACGATAGGTTTTAACGCGGCGTCGGCGGCGGTCAACCTGTCACAAGTTCCCATGTATGTACTGCCTAAACTAGCAGGGGAGTACGGTTGGCCTGCGGCGATAAAAGAAATGACTAGAGCCATGGCACTGGTATCAAGTACGCGCCACGCCACTAAGAAAGAGAGTAAAATAGGTAAGGCCCTCGACAAAATATCGCTAGCTAACGGGCTAGATAACTTCTACACCATAACACCTGAGGGTGAGTTCTCGGTACGTCGTGATTTAGACCTGAGCGCGGAGCGTATAGCAGAATTAACCGAGCTTGGCCCACTAGTAAAAGAGTCATACGACCGTGGGTATTTACAGAACGCATTCTTGTTAGATTCTATGGGTGTAGAAGAAAACCCGTCAGTCAACCAGAATGTAGTCTCTAGGGGTTTTGATTTAGGTATGAGCCTTTCGTCGGCTATGTTTAACCAAGCAGAGCGTTTCAACCGTCAAACTACACTTGTTATGGGGTATAGGCTAGAACTAGCTAGGCTCAAGAAAGAAGAACCTAACTTAACCAAAGGCCAACGCCAAGACCGTGCAGTGCAAGGTTCAATTTTGCGGGCACAACAAACCAACGGCGGCACAGTATTAGAAACAGCTTCGGGCTACTCGCAAGAAGGGTTTGGGCGTGTTGCACTGATGTATAAGAACTACGGCATCCAGATGTATACCGACATGTTTGCAACGGCTTTCACGGCTATTGAACAGACACTTAAAGGTAATAAGAAAGAGGCTAGAATAGCTAGGCGCCAAGTAATTGGTATACTCGGCTCATCAGTATTTTTCTCGGGTATATACGGGATTCCTATATACGGTGCAGTGCAGATGATATTTGATATACTGTTCACAGAAGAGGACGAGGACGACTTTGATACGATTGTCGAGGAGTATGTTGGCGCTGGTATGTTTAGAGGTGGTTTAAACGAACTACTAGAAGCGATTGGTTTAGATGTGGACGCTGGCGTACGTTTACGTCTGGCCGACTTATTACTGCAGGAGAACAGGTTTAACCCTGACCCGTCGCCAGAAGAAACACTAGGCCACTATTTTGGCGGTGTTGGTTTGAGTGTTGGTAAGCGGTTCGTCCGTGGTGTTGACGATATACGCGATGGTAATGTAGGGCGTGGACTTGAACAGCTTGTGCCAGCCGCACTTACTAACATGTATCGTCCGTTTAGGTATGCAGCAGAAGGTGGTATACGTACCAGACGTAATGACCTAGTGTTAGGGGACCTGACCGTTGGACAGCTTATAGCGCAGTTTTTGGGGATGCCCCCAGAAGAGTACCTGCGTACACAAGAAGATAAGAGTAAGATAAAAGGTATCGACAGGTATTTGACTACGAAAGCCAGTGGCTTAACCGAGAAGTTATATGTGTCTAAGCAGAGAGGTGATTTAGATAAGGTTTACGAGGCTTTGGAGGAAATAGAGGAGTTCAACGACCGCAACCCTGCATATGCTATAAGTCCAGACCGTATAGAGCGTTCGGAAAAAGCACATGAAGATAGTACCGATAATATGGTATTTGGTACATCGCTTAGCCCTCAAATGAGAAAGTATATGAAGGAAGGTGGTGTGGATGGTTCGTTCACGCCAAAGCTGAACTAGTAGACGAAAAAAAGCCCCGCGAAACTGGAGGAAACTCGGGGCCTTCTTATCGGAAGCACAGTATAACAGCACGAGGGAAGATACACTGTAAGGGAACTATATCACACTGTTCGCCAAAAGCGAATACCGTAAATGGCATTTTCTATACGAATTACGTGCACCATACGCCACTTTCGTTTCTTAAAAACCTTCTTAACATCTGCTAGCGTCTTTTCTGTATCTATGCACGGTACGAACATAGACATCCCTACGCGGAACAAGCTCCAATCTATCTGAACAAATGCCCCACTTACTGATATGCAGTTAGTGGGTACTAGTCTACTCTCCTTCATCTAGTGAAAACTTCATAGCAACTACACTGGCGGCAGGTAGTCTAAGTTTAGTCCCTGATGCGAGCCTAATTTTCCTGATTTCGGCCGATGCCGTATTTTTTAATTCTTCTATTAAGTCGTTATAGGGTATCTGTCTCTCAGCGGTCCACTCCTTCAATGCCGTGGTCTTAACAAAGAACATCTGCGTATCTGTCTCGTATCGCGCTACTAGTTCGTACTTAGCATCTTCCTCGGGCACTTGCAGGTTTAGTTGTTCCATGTCCTTCTGCCCATACTTATCACTACTGGCTATTTGGAGTATCTTACCTTTGTGCGTGGTTAAGAACTCGTTCATGTACTCTAGTGCAGTGCTAGCCATACCTGCTAGATTTACTTGGTTACTGTGTATAAGGTCGTGTATAGCCCACTTATATATAATCTTACTGTCGAAGTTATGCAGGCCTAGTTTCTTTGTTAGTGTCAGTGCTACTAACGTGCAAGCTACTTGAGCGGACCAAAACCTATTCTCCGACGTCAACTGCGCGGCGGTGTCTACTTTCTTAGCGACGTCCGATATCATGGTTCTTACTGCGTTCGTGTTTTGCATGATGTAGTCGATAAAAATAGGCCCTGCGTGGCCGTAGTTGGCTAACACCCCTCGGCTAAAATCGTCGGTTATGTTCTTATCAGCCGAATCCGTAAATATTCTAGGTACTTTGCACTCTAGCACTCGTTGCGCTTCGGCTTTAGGGTCAGCCTTACCAGAGGCTATTATCTCAAGTATTGACGTGTTACCTGTTGTGGCTACCATAAGTGACCATGGTTCGCCTCGTTCCCGTTCGGCATTAGAGTTCGCGCTCATACGCCCGCGTTGGTTACCGTTCGTAAACTGATATACCATTTCCGACGCGTCTCTCGGGGACATGTTAGTAATCTCGTCCACAAGCATTGGTAAGTTATGGTATGTCTCACACCTGTTCATTTTAAAAGCAGTGGTATCATCTTTGCCTAATACTAGCCGTTCCCCATCACCCCATATACTAGCCATAGCAAGGAGCATAGCCGTTTTACCTACGCCCGACTCTTTACTGTAAAAGTGCACTGCCGCAGAGTTGACGTTGACTAATTCCATAAGCACCGAACCAAAACCCATACCCAAGGCGTACTGCTGAATGACAAACTTAGGGTCCTGCCATATAGCCATTGTGTTCTTCCACTCGTCAAGTGTACCTCTTGGCTCAAAAAACTTAAACATCTGCTGAGTACCCGCTGAGGGCGGGTTGAACTCGGCGCCTGTAGGGGTAAACTTCTGGTTGCCTAGTATGAAGGTATCAAAGTTCTTGCCTACCCACCCGAACGTATTATGCGCTACGTCTGCTTTCTTTTTCTGTTGTAGTTCGTTAACCCATTCCATCGTATACCTCATTAAATCACTAGTATTAGCAAGGAATATCCCGTGCTTAGACACTACTTTGCGAAACTCTTCTTTCGAAGAGGCCTGTGTTATCTCCATACAAAACTCACGTACTCCATCCTTAGGAAAATGTATGCGTATGATAATAGATTCCCCAGATGCCACATCGTACGTACGTTGCACTACATAGAAATCATATTGGCATACGAGTACATCTTCTACGTTACCATCAGCGTCTCGGTCTCTACGATACACCCCACCGTTAACCCCACGCACATAAGGGAAAGGGTATTTAGGTATCTGGTACTGCGTCATTGGGGCATTAGGTAAACTAAGTGCCGGTGCTTGAACAGTGTCTACCGTCTCGCTACTCGTAGGTGTATCCACCTTGTATATATTATCTACAGCCTCGGATTCCTTCAACTTACTACCTAGTACGATAGGGGATTTTATTTTGCCTTTGTGCGGGCACCCCTTACACAACTCAGGGTTCAAATCGTTAAACGAGTCACACAGGTACGGGCCTTTAACTTCGCCTGCCTTACGTTCTGTTTCTTGTGCTGAGTAGTCAGGGTGCTTACTAGATATCTTGTGGATAGCAGTATCACGGTCGCTACAATGTGCGGCGATAGATATACCCGCCCGCCATAAAGGTTCGTCTATCTCAGCTTGGTTCTTAATTATGTTAGCTATTTGTGCACAGCCATTACCTAGGAGAGACCGCTTGGCAATGTCCTTAAACAAACTCTCCTTGTTACCCATCAGGTGTTGCATCAACGAGCCGATTTCTATATTAGTAGTGCTCACGAGTAGGGGTGGCGCTACAGGTTCGGTGCCAAGCAGTGCGGCAAAATCTTCAAAGTCTACTGGCGCCATATCAGTGTCTTGGTTGTATATGTACACATCAACTGGCGTATCAGGCTTGTAGTTATGCGTATCGGGCACTCGTAAAACCCTAGCACCGTCGGCAGTTACCGATGGGTCAGCGCCGAACTTATTATCTACACATGCTTCTTTCAGTCTTTGGGCTACATGAAACCAATCCGCATATGGTACGGCTTCGGTGAGTATCCAGTAAACATGGACGCCCCTGCCGGAGTTAACCAGTGTTGGCGTTGGTAGCTTGTATACACTTCTAAACTCGTCAAGACGTGTTACGGCTTCCTTTTGAGTTTTAAACTCCTTACCTTCACCGCAATCTAAATCTAGGAATAGCGACTTCAGGTGTTTAACATTACTTACTTTCCTAGACTTATCATCTTGGAACGTGGCTAGAGCGAAGTAGGCGTTATACCCTTTAGCATCTAGGTCGTCGGCCTCATCTATTAACTCGTCAACAGTACTATGGAACGACTGTTTCCTAGACCCGCTTTTACTTATACCGAGTAGGCAATAGTGCCCACTACCGCTTAACGCGGTATTTAGAAATGTCCGTCTATACATCATAAACCCCAGTAGAGCGCCCCCATGAGTGAGGGCCTTATTTTTTTAGTCGTCCCACTCGTCTATCAAGGAGCTAAGGTCGTCGTCTACTTCAACTTCTGGGGCAGCTTTCTTGGTTGTTTTCTTTGGTTCTTCTACCTCTTCCTCAGGTTCAGGCTTGGTCTCAGGCTTGGTCTCAGGCTTGGTCTCAGGCTTGGTCTCAGGCTTGGTCTCAGCTTTACTTTCAACACCGTCAGTTTCTGATACGGTCATAGCTAGGGCGTCTTTAGTGGAGTCTGAATTTTTAGCTTCTACGGCAACTGTTAATTCTGCTTCGGCCAACGGGCGCACCGCTTTAAAGAATAGCTTAGGTGTCTCCGCTTCTTCATCGAAGTACATGTTTGTCACAACAGCAATTGCCGGTGCTTTGTTAGCATTCAAGAACTTAGCGTAGGACTGCATTGGCATCTTACCGTTTTTAGCATCCCCGAATAGTGATGTCGCCGGTAGTTGTAGTTGGTATATAGTTGTTAAATCATCTGTAAGGGCAACCGCCAAACGCTGACTGAACCTACACGCCCTTGAATCACCTTGCCCACTACCCTTTATAGATTGTGCACAGGTAGCGCATTTATCTGACTGCTTCTGACTTGCAGGTACTTTGGCACTAGGCGTCTTAGTATCCTCTGACCAACAAGATGGTGGTGTAACCGTTTTAGGGTCATACGAACCTTCGTAGTACGTGCGTGATATAGGCGACGCGTCTATGATAACGATGTCAATGTTATCTTCTTTTCTCACACTAACTTGTTCTCCACCAACCATTAAACGAAACTTACCACCTTTGATACTGATACGTTTGTAATCGTTGCCGCCACTACCTATTAACTTGTTATTATCTTCTAGTAGTGATTTGAACATGTCGCTGTTAGCTAAGGCACCTGCTAAATTTGAAATATCTGTGCTCATGTTGATTCCTTATATATCGTCTGTTGTGTAATGTTCGTCGAATACATCGGATAGCCCATCATCGGGGATTATACCTTCAATATCCTTAGCTTGACCTTCTACAGCCGCGTTTTTATGGTCTTCTGTGCCTGCCTCTAAAAGAGACTGTTCTACTTTTTCTACACTGAAGCGGTATGTGCTACCTATTTTAACGTATGCACTCTTGGGGATATGGTTAGCCTTAACCCAATTACGTATGGTGGATACGGATACCGAAAAATGCTCGGCCAATTCTTCGATGGTGTTAAATCGCATTATGCTTTCCTTACTGTTATTTGGTATTCTGACGTTTGCTCTAGCGACGCTATTTCAGCATCGGGGTTTTCTTCGATGTACTCACGTACAGCGGTTTGATTAAGACGTTTCTCGAAAAACTCAGGTAGTTCTTTTGCAAGTACAAACTTGTGCATTTCAGACCAGTCGTTAGACCAGAACCGTGTCTTGACGGTACGGTAAAACGTACCAGAAGTAGTCTTCACACTCTCAACACCCTGCTCTTTGCAGTATCCAAGTAGTGCGATCTTAACTTTGTTTTGTTGGTCTTCTAACTTCTTGTTTTCCGCATCAAAAGCACGTTTTATTTCGGCGCGTTTGTCACGAATCTTGATGTAGACATTCGTTAGTTTGTTGGGTAATTCGGCGGTCATTGTGTATCTCCAGTTGCTGTTTGTTCGTGTGAGCAAGTACTATAAAGGTAAATAGTAACTTACGCAAGTATTTCGTTGTATAAATCTATAATTTTTTCATGCAGGTTAATTCTGTTGTCTAATAGCGCGTAGACATGTTTCTCCACAGGGGACCCACGAAGTTGCACAACGGTGCACTTATGGTCTTGTCCTGCTCGGTGTACTCGGGCGTTTGCTTGGGCATATGTTTCTAGTGAGCTTGTCGGCCCCCACCATACAATTGTGTTGGCGGCGGTTAGTGTTACTCCATGCGCGGCAGATTGTGGTTGGATAACTAAAACCTGTGGTGTGTCCGTGCTTTGAAACTTCCTAAATATTTCTGTGCGTTTACTAGCAGGCACATCCCCACATATAATCTCGTTACTTATACCGTCCTTAGTTAACTTACGTGCTATTAGATTTATGACATTTTTAAACGGGGCGAATATGAGTACCTTCTTGCTAGACTCGTCGATAACTTCTCGTAGCACTTTATATCTGTCTGTTATGTCGAACTCTAGTACTTCTTTGTTGTCGGTGTAAGTGGCGCCAAGGGCTATTTGCAGTAGCTTACTCATAGCTATAGCGGCGTTCTTCGCGGTAACCTCTTCACCTGCGGCCTGTATAACAAGTTTCTCTTTGAGGGCTTTGTAGTATTTCGTCTGCTGTCTGGATAGTTCTACGTCACGTTTTACATAAACCATTTCTGGTAAGTCTAGGCACTCTTCTTTAGAGTATCGTATGGCGGGTTGCAGTAACTCGAAAACTTTCTCTGACGCGTTGTGTTTAGGTATCCACTTAAACTGCGATATCTTTATCATCAGTAAGTCTTTGAACGAGTTCATGTATCTAGGGATAGTCTTAGGCGCCACGAGTTTTATAAGTCCAAAGGCATCTATAGGTGATTGTGCGGCAGGTGTGCCCGTCATAAGCCATAACCACGTGTCCGGCTTTAGCAATCGGTTGAGTACTTTCCACCTATCAGTGCTTGGGTTCTTGTAGTGGGTAGCTTCGTCTACGATTATTAAATCGAAACCGCCTTTGTCTATCTCGTCGAACACTATCTCTATACCGTCATAATTTATTATCACGTATTCGGTGTTGAGGCTGAGCACGTCTAGCCTTTTCCGCTTAGAGCCGTACGCTACTTCTACACTGCGGTGCATGGCAAACTTAAACATGTCGTCTTTCCACGCCGATTCCATTATAGACAGTGGGCATATAATCAGCACTCGCTTGATTATCTTTTGTGCTAATAAGTAATCAGATGCCCATATAGCACTGCCAGTTTTACCAGTCCCCATCTCAGAGAAACAAAAAGACCTGCGGTTCATAGTAAAGAACGCGGCCGTTTCAATCTGGTGGGCGAAAGGTTTGTACTGCCCTGTCCACGCGTACTGACCTTTGATAGGTGAGGGTACTTTTATACCCATGTTGTTGAGTATGGTTGTCTCGTCAAAACCCCATTTAACCAGTACCCTGTTATCGGGTAGTGCTTTACTCCTAGGTATGAGGTTGGCTATTCTTTCAGGGTTGCTACTACGCAACAAGATAGCCTTGTTGTCTATTATTTTCATATGTACCTTTGCAGTGCGTTAGCACGGTATTGTTAGGGAATCCCTAACTTATTTCTTCTTCTGGTAATTACGTGAGCGGTTTTTACTAGGCGACTCTAGTTTGTACCCATCTGCATTCGTGCCGCCTTTACTTAATGCTTTAGTGTGGCTTACATCTTTACCTTTACGCTTCGGTGACTTCTCCATCACTGTGCCAGTATCACGCTTGTCTACAGCACGTCTAGCGCGTTGGCGCTCCATGCGTAGCGGATGTTCGTTGTTTGCTTTCTGCCTAGCGTACTCAGCTTTGTAGTCGCGTTTCTTCTTAGTCATTACCTATTTGCTCCATTGTGTATGCACTCGGTAACAGGACAGTGTGCCCTGCATAAACCCGACTCTCTCGTAGCCCACTTGTTTAACTCGTAGGCTTTCACCATTTGGTCGTACCTGTTAATCCACTTAGACCACAGTACTGGTTTCATAGTACGTGTGTATTTAGCTTTTATCAACTCGTTACAACGTGTGAATACTAAGCCCGAACGAGTCTCTTCTACTTCTGGGTAATGGGCAAAAACTAGTAGCGACATTAGTTCTAGTTGGTCTTTATCTGCGTACTTGGTGTTCTTACCTGTTTTATAATCTATGACCCACGCTAACTTATTATCGACAATGAGTAAGTCTATTATTCCGCGTATCCAAACATCTTTAGCAAAGAACGAGCAGGGTTCAAGGTCTTTGGTTATACCCATCTTCAGCTCCACTAACTTGTTACCCTGTTTAATATTCAGCGAATCTAGGACAGGTAGCATGTATTTAAACTTGTTGGGTACAGGTTTACCTTCGCCTATATAATCCTCGGCTACTTTGTGGGCCTCGTTACCGTAGCGAGTAGCGTCGGTTTCTACAAACGGATATTTGTTAAGGTGCTTAACGTGGTAAAACTGCATTGGGCATTGTATGAATGCTTTCATGTTCGAGTATGATGTAGGGTGTATCGCCTTGATGTTCTTCATTACTCTTCCTTTCCTAGTGCTAGTAAATCCCTCATAGCCTCTATCTTGTTCCGTATAGCCGTACGTTTACGCACCGCATTTAGCTCTACCTGTTGGTTGTATGTTAGCGAGTTAGTTCGTAGTGGTACTATTCTAAACTTACGCATCACAATCTCCGTAGTATTTAGCGACGTCTAGGTCGCAGTTAAGTGGTAAGCCCTCCGCCCATGGTGGGGTTCTGCTCATGGCGTTACGTACTGACATCTTAGCCTTCTCTACCATAGCTATATCGTCAGGTATACATAGTACAATAGAGTCGTGCACCGTAAGGCGAACAGGGTATTGTTTTTGTACCTCTAGCATCTGGTCAGCCATGACTATCTTAGCAAGGCCTTGGCATACGTTTTCAACCAGTTTACCACCATATATACGTGTGTGCCCTTTGTTTCCGATGTATTTAAACTGCGGCCCTTTGCTAGTCTGCTCAGCCACATGTAGGTTGGGGTAGAACTGAACTAAGCCGTTGGGTAGGAGTATGCCTTCTTGGTCAGGCACTACCTGCAAAACACCTTCACGGCCAAACGGTAACGCGTCACCGCGTGATAGTGCGGTAATAGCATCACCACCTTGGCGCCACAACTTAACGATGTTCCTATATGTGTTACGGTATGTACGCACGATTGTCTGGGCTTCATCGAGGGTTACATGCACCCCTGCTTGTGCGCGTAGTTGGTCACTAAACTTCTCAGC